CCTAAGATAGGAGAGCCAGATGGCAAATCTAAATAAAGTGATGTTAATGGGAAGACTTGGTAAAGACCCTGAACTTAATGATGTTGGGGAGTCACAGGTAGCAAACTTTACTATAGCTACCAATTCATATTGGAAAGATAAATCAGGTCAGAAGCAGGAAAAGACTGAGTGGCACAACTGCGTAGCGTGGAATCACTTGGCTAATTTAGCCGCAAACTTTTTGAAAAAAGGTAGCCAAGTTTTTGTGGAGGGATCAATCGAAACTGAAACTTACGACAAGAACGGTGAAACTCGTTATGCTACTAAGATTAAAGTCTTCAAGATAGAATTTTTAGATTCTAAATCTTCTCAAGATGATTCCGTATATGAAGAACCAGCCCCTGTTAACGATCAGGCTAACATAAGGCGTATACAGGAAAAATTTGAATCCCATAACCCTAGTCCACAGAGCCAGTATGAGCAGAAAGATGACATCCCGTTCTAAAATTAAATGCAGGGTTTGTAAGTCTTTATTTGTTCCCAAGGCGGTTACGTCTGTTCTTTGTTCTGACCGTTGTCGAGCGCAGAATAGGCGTGATTGGGTTGAAGATAACCTAAAGAGAAGACGGGAACACATACGCTCTATATCAACACCTAAAAATTGCAAACTGTGTGACAAGGAATTTTATATTGATAAATATAATAAAGTTTTTTGTTCTAGACCGTGTGCTAATACTTACAACAAAACTAGGAAAAGAGGAATGCCAACGGTGAAGGAACAGGGGATAGAACCTGTAGCTTACTATCGTTCCTATATTATAAAAGGTAACAATAATTTAAACACCGTTGAGAAAAAGGCACTACACCGCCAAGAGTTAGGGGAAGCAACCGAAAGGTTTTTACGCAAAGGAGGTAAAATAGAAAAGCTTGACCCGTCACCGCTCCCGAAAATACCATCAGTCGGTTCACGGGAATGGGAATGGGAACTAACAGTTGGTTTAGGGTTTTTCGGTAGTGAGGAAATTACCGATCCAGTTACTGAATTACCCTTATCACCTGAAACAGAAAATACACATTATTAAAAGGAGAGAGATGGCAGGAATAAAGATAGAAGAATCCTTATCCAGTAAGGAATACCATGCTAACAAAGCAATCAGTAAATCAAGGCTGGATCGTATCCATAAATCAATTGAAAGTGACCAAGTACCTTGGGGCGAACCTACTGCATCAATGATATTAGGTTCAGCTTTACACACAGCATTTCTTGAGAGGGATAAGTTTGAGGATGAATATTATGTTATAAAAGGGATGGGCTTGAAAAAAGATTTTGTCTCAGATTATTTAAGTAAACATAAGGGCTGTAAAAAGAAGGATGCTGATTTAGCTTGGGATGATCATAAAAAAGAACATGAAGAACTGAATGAACATCATAAAGGAAAAACACTATTGACCGAAAACCAGTTGGAAACAGTTGGTAAAATGGTTGATAAACTTGCTAGTTTCCCCGTCACTAAAAAACTTTTTGAAGACGGGAAGCCTGAAGTTTCTTTATTCTGGGATCAGCTTGACATCGAATGTAAGGCTAGGCCAGATTGGGTAACTGAAAGAAAAGGTGATGGGAGATATTTAATCGATTTAAAAACAACTCTTGATGCTTCACCGGAAGGGTTCCCCCGCTCAGTTCTTAAATATCGTTACCACGTTCAGGCTGCTTGGTATTTAAAGGCAGCCCGTATCTGCTACGGAGAAGAAATTGCAGACTTCATTTTCTTAGTCGTAGAAAACAAACCACCCTATTCTGTTGGTGCTTATACTTTAGGCCCTGCCAGCCTTGATGAGGGGTGGTCACTTGCCGACCAGGATTTGCGTAAATACAAAGCTTGGTTGGATGATCCTGATCATGTACCAACGGGGTACATAGACAGTATCCAACAAATAGACATCCCACCATCGGGATTCACTCAATTCTAAAGGAGAGAAAATGGCACAGATGGACTTAACAAGTTGTAGAAATACTCTGTCTCAAATGGAGCCACAGATGTCAATGGCATTACCGGACCATATTACGCCTCAGAAAATTAGTCGTGTAATAATGACAGAAATAACTAAGAACCCAAAAATCCTTAAATGTACAAGAGAATCAATCCTGACCTCCGCAATGGAAGCGTGTCAACTTGGGTTGGTTCCAAATTCTGTTCAAGGGCTTGCATATATGATACCCTATGGGAACAGGTGTCAACTAATCACAGGTTACAAAGGGCTAATTCAGTTGGCCTTGCAATCGGGAAGACTCACTTCTATCTGGGGGAGAGTAGTCCGTGAAGGTGACCATTTTGAATATGAGGAGGGGACCAATCCTTACATCAAACACAAACCCAGTACAAGTTCAAAACTGGGAGAAAAAACAGGCGGTGTGGTCGGTGCTTATGCCGTTGCTAAAATGAAGGGTGGTGAGGATACCCAATTTGAGTATCTAACCCTACTCGATATTGAAAGAGTCAAGGCACGTTCTTCCTCTGGTAACAGGGGTCCTTGGGTTGATGATTACGAACAAATGGCAAAGAAAACGGCTGTGCGCCAACTTCTTAAATGGCTGCCTCTTGAATCAGAAAGAGTGGAATTAGCTGCCCAATTAAAAGAAGGACGGGGCGGTGGATTCTCATATAATGCTGAGTTCGATAAAGAAGGGTTACCCGTTGGGGGAGATTTTTTATATTCTATTGAGGATGATGATACATCTTCAAAAACTAACGAAACCTTTTCATAGAGATTAAACCCCGACCATAGTGGCGTTGACCTCCCCTTATTTTGTATAGTTAAAAAGGGTTTTAGACGTTGACTAACCGATAACTGGTGGCAGAAAGCACAGGAAGGTGTCGGGGTTTTACATTAGGAATACAAATGATAACACTTGAATTACCTTATCCACCATCTGTTAATAACTATTGGCAGGTTGCCAGGAATAGAATTATCAAGACTAAACAAGCTAGAGATTATAAAAAAACGATAGCGCAATTAATGCTTGTGTATTCAAAACAAATTAGAGGATGGATTAACGATATAGAAAACGATGAGAGAACTCTTGCACTAGCAATTGCTGTTCATTATCCAAAACGTGGTGGTCCTACTGCCGATATTGATAACCTCACAAAAGTTGCGATTGACTGTCTGGAAGGAACACTCTTCAAGAATGATCGCCAGTTCAGACACGTTCAAATTTCCCGTGAACCGCAGGATAAAAAAGAAGGGTCAATCAGGGTGACGATAAGGGAATGCCCAAATGAACTTCAACTCCATGATGGAACATTTACCGTGAAAGGAATTCACAATGAATCAGAACATAGTCAGGATAGCAGAACAAAGGAGTAATACACACATTGGTCATGCTTCACAACGTATACTGTCGGATGATTACAATCTGATTGGTGTTTGTGGGGAAGATGCCTTTGCAAAAGAATTTAATCTGGAGGTAGACGATTCAATCAAACCATCCGGTGATAATGGCACAGATTTTGTTTTAAATTTAGGATTTTCTATAGATGTGAAAACAGCAAAATTACCGTACAATCTCCTCTTGGAAGTAGGTAAACCTGTTGCTGATATTTATGTCCTAGCGGATTATAATAATGGGGACACTAAATTAATTGGCTGGGAATGGGGGTTAAGACTATCACAAGCACCTACTAAGGATTTTGGCTATGGTGTAATTAATCATTATATCCCAGCAGGGAATCTGCGGCCTATGGAAGAATTAAAAAGACGTTCAGTTTAATTATTCTTCACGGGTGCTTAAAAGACCCATTTCATTCATTGCAGGGTTCATTGCAGTTGTTGTTAAAGCCCCTTGCAGTAACCCCCTATTCATTAATCTTCTGGTTATTTGGTTGCCAGCCTTTGTTAAATCTTTCTCAAATCCTTCTACACCTTCTTTCCCAGGTTTTGTTAAATAATCCCCCATAGCTTTATTTTTTGCTTGGTGACTTTTCTTCATTAGCTTTTCACCAACCAAATTACCTGCGCCCATCAGCATACGTCTA